GTGCTAGAACCCGGAGATGCAATCTACATTCCTTCTAGGATGTATCATATAGCGTACCCGATGGGTCCTAGATTAAGCATGAGCGTTCCTTGTTGGACAAAGTTACCTACTGACGAACCTAAAGAATCAAGTGATAGAAACTGGTATAAGATAAATCATGAAAGTATTCAAACCAATAACGATTGATAATCTTGTTGAAAAGCAATATCAAGATGAGATTTATAGACATCTAACTGATGTAAAGTTCCCTTGGGCGTTTATGGCCGATGCCACAGATGAGTTTGGGCATAATAACTCTGCGTTAAACGGACCCACGCCGTCTTTTGGTCACTTGGCGTATTGGAATCAACGAGATGAAAATCCATCTATTGATTTTTACAATCCACTGTTAACTGCTATACAGGAAAAATTCAATATACAGATGACCGGTCTGTTAAGGATACGGGTGGGTTTTCTATTAAACACATCATATTCTTTACCTAGTATGCCGTATCGTCATAATAAACCCCACCAAGATTATGATCAAGATCATTTTACCTTAGTCTACTACGTCAATGATACAGACGGTGACACTGTTATTTTCCATGAAACTAGACCTTCTGAAAAATATTATTCACTAGAAAAATGCAGTCCAAAGAAAGGACGGGCAATATTATTTGACGGCAGACATTTCCATGCCAGCACATGTCCTAAGATGTTTACTACTAGGATAGCTATAACTATTAACTTTCAAGGCTTGCCGCAATGAGTAAAGATCATGTCGATTATCTAATGCGTATGCAGAAAAAAAGTGCTGCAGATATAAGAGAAGGTGACCTAAAAAATAGATTCCTTTATCCTTTCTTTCCTACTATAGTTATAGATAACTTCTACGAAGACCCAGATTTGATTCGAGAGTTTGCTCTTGATCAAGAGTTCTTTAAAGGCAATAGAGGTAGTTGGCCAGGGCTGCGTACAAAACTGTTACACGAACTAGATACTAATATGTTTAAGTTTGTCTCTAGAAAACTAATGTTCACTCTACGTGAATATGGAATAAGAGATTACGAAGAAATACAGATAGGATTCCAGTTAATCGACGAAAGCTACGGCAGGGGTTGGGTGCATGACGATGATCCTAAGCTACACGTAGCAGGTGTAGTTTATCTTAATAAGGATGCAGGCGAAAACTGCGGAACTACTATCTTTGAAGATGCTCCTGACTTTAATGGTGAAGAATACAGTGAAATGTTTATGAAAGATGTATTATTATCTACACCAGAAGAACGTGCCGCTATGTCTAAGTATAGAGAGGAACAAATAAATTATTTTAATCCTACAATAAAAATAGAAAGTATTTATAACAGGATGGTTATGTTTGACAGTCGATGCTGGCATGCCGCAGATTACTTTTTTGGAACCGATAAAGAAAGTTCTAGATTAAATCAAATACATTTTTTGAGATTGAGATGATTAGAACAGTGAGACAACCCTTTAAGATAGTTGATGATTTTTTTGAATGTCCTGATCTGTGGAGATACCATGCTCTTAAGCAAGAATATACTACAGATGAACAAGCAACATGGCCTGGCGTAAGATCTACGGTTCTCGATCAGATCAATGAAACTCTTTTTCATTCGCTGGCATCAAAAATAATCGTGCATTGTCCAGGAAAAAGGTACTTCCATTATCTTAAAATCAACTATGCCCTAGTTGATGAAAGTTACAATCTAGGTTGGTGTCATGTCGATGAACCAAAATATAATGTAGCTGGAGTTATATTTTTAAATCCCGATCCTCCCAAAAACAGTGGAACAATATTTTATAAAAAAACAAAAGAAATGATGATTGATTTTAATCAATTATTTTTTAACGAGTTAAAGGCTGCTCCGGAAGATCGAAAAGATTTTTATAAACACAAGCTAGAACAACGAAGTCATTTTAAAAAATCAATGACTGTAGAAAATGTCTATAATAGATGTGTCATATTTCCGCCAGACGAGTGGCATAGCGCAGACAGTTATTTTGGCAATGACAAAGACAGTGCTAGACTAACAATTAACTTTTTTGGATTTGCTGCATGACAGCCATGTTTGGGTCATTTGCCAACTACGGATTTATCAAAGATACACTTCCGAGTCAGTTATTTGCTGATTTAAAAAGTGAAATAGATTCTATTGATTTTGAAAACAGTGAAAAATTTAATCAGCATCTTGCAGGAAATATAAAGTTCGAGTTCAAGCTAGATAAAAACAAAAAATCTCTAGAAGAATATGTGGTATCGCTCTGTAAGCAATACAAAGAAGCTTGGGATTTGAGACATACTAGAAAAGATCTTGGTAATGAAAATCTAGAGCTACAGAGCTATTGGGTTAACTTTCAACGCAAAAACGAGTTTAATCCTATGCACACTCACGATGGCCTGTTTAGTTTCGCTATATGGGTCAAGGTTCCTTATAGATTCCAAGATGAACTACAAGAAAGCCATGTTAGAAATACCAACATGCCCAGGGCAGGAATGTTTTCTTTCATATATACAAACATATTCGGAGAAGTAAGAGAAGCAGAGTTTCCTGTAGACAGCACATTCGAAGGACAAATATTTTTATTTCCTAGCTGTTTACCACATACAGTTTACCCTTTCAGCACTTCAGACGAATATAGAATATCAATATCAGGAAACATACATGCCAAGTGACGATATTATCATAGTCGAAAATATTATTCCTAAAGACTACCAGGATTATCTAGAAACAGTTTTAACTGGATGGGAGTTTCCTTGGGTGTTGAATAAGAATATCGTATCTGGAGACGACCCATTTGTAGGATCTACAAAAAATCCTGCAGGTATGAATCATTTTTTCTATGAAAAAAATGTACCCGTAAGTAACTATTTCCAACTTGTATATCCATTAGTGCTGAGTATTACTAGTCAAGCAGCAGTACCATTTAACAGACTATTCAGGATGAGAGCTAATCTAACATTTTCAAACGGTGAAGGAGCATTATTGCCCCACATTGATAGCTTCCATCCGCACTGGAATGCAATCTATTATGTCAATGACAGTGATGGCGACACCATTATATACAATGAAACTAATGATGATTTTGATGCCGGTAATAAAGACATAGAAAAAATCAAGACTGATAACTTCACAGAAAAACTTAGAGTAACACCAAAGAAAGGCCAACTACTGGCATTTAACGGGCGTTATTATCATACTGCTTCTTTCTGCAAAGATTCCGCTTATAGATGCTTGATCAATATTAATCTAGGAAATCTATTCATATGATAACACGATACCCTGGCCAAGAATATATTTTATATCAATCAGAGTTTATAGAAAAACATATCTATGAACTAAAACTTGATTTAGAAATCGCTCATAGATTATTTGAAGAAGCATTTCCTGGAAAAGATTCTACCTGGAGCTTTGACAAGTATAATATTTTTTCATTGACTGCACCAAGTTGGACATTTTATCAGGTATATAAAGAACTTAGAACTTTAGTTAGATCAGAGCTAGGAGACACCAGAGACTTATGGATACAGAGTTGGGTTAACTATCATACACAAGACCAGCTGTTACATAGGCATCATCATGAGTTTGAGTATCACGGATACATAGCTATAGAACCTAAGACAACTAAAACAGTGTTTGATGATTACGAAATATTGAATAAACCAGGACAGATATACTTTGGTCCCGGTAATAGGTATCATTATGTAGAAGCCACTGAACCATTTGACGGAATAAGAACTACTATTGGTTTTGATATCATGACTACATATGAATCTAGCTTGGTCAAATATAAAGAAAAACCATTTTCTAACAACGGGTTGATTCCTTTACTATGATGGAAGATTATAAGATCATAAAAAATGCAGTTTCTAAAGAGCTCTGTGATTTTCTAGCACTAGAGTTTTCTATGATGGAAACTACCTGTAGGCAACTATATCCTAATGCCAACCTTGCTGATCTTTGCGAAGGTACATTTGCTAGATATAGTCCTTTGATGTTTGAAGCACTGAGTGTACATCTAACACCTTTATTGGAAAAAGAAGTAGGAAAAAAGCTATGGCCTACCTATAGTTATGCTCGCATTTACTATAAAGGAACAGAGCTACAGCGTCATTTTGATAGACCTAGTTCAGAAGTAACAGTATCAGTATGTATACAACCTGGCGAAGTTTCTTGGCCTATATACATCAAGAACGAGCAAGGCACTGTACACGAGATTCATCTAGATCAAGGAGATCTAGTAATCTACAGCGGTAGGAGACATGAACACTGGAGAGAGCCATATACAGGCGAAAAGCAGATTCAGGCTTTTCTGCAATATGTGGATGCTGAAGGGGAAAGTTCCTGGTTGAAATGGGATACAAGACCTTGTTTAGGGCTACCGTTCGAGTGGACCAACCAGGAAATCCAGAACGAACTAAGACGTATTTCTGACGCTAAATCTTTTTTAGATAGGGTTATTCAACCCAAGTAGCATCTTTAGGTACGACTTTTTCTTCTAGCGGACCCATTGGACCTGCAACAACGTGTCTCGTTCCTGCATTTTGCTCAAACTTTTGCGAAGCGGCAGTTCTAGTATCTGCCTTTGTGTAGACTTCAAAAACGTGTAGAGCATGAGTTTCCGGATTTTCTTCATCTCGGTAAATCATTTTGTAAATTGCCATCATAATCTCCTATACAATATTTATGCGGTATGTTGTATCCATTCCTCAATAGACCAGCACTGATCTACGAGGTTTTTATATCTTTGCAGATTAATATTTAGTACTTTTTCACCCGATGAAAGCAAGTTTTCAGGTACTCTAGCAGAGTCTGCTACTCTAAACTTATCTATTCCTTGGATCACCATCATCCAAGCTACAGGACTGTAAGCTCTAGGCCACGGTTCAGCGATCAAACCTTTATAAAACTGTTCCCATTCTTCCAGCTTAACTCTAAGGCTATCTCGTGTCCTATGTGGTTCTTCTCTAAATCTACGCCAGAACTCGGTATCGTTTCTATTACCATGATAATGAAGTGCGATAAAGTCGGCAAAATCTTCAGTCAAGAACCATATTTTATCATTCATGCGTTGTACTACTTCGGGGTTAGTATTCTTCCTTAAAGGATCCCAATAGTCTTGTACTGCATACAAGGTTTCGACTATAAGTGCTATTCCGTTGGCTTCTAATGGTTCAACAAACCCACTGCTAAGACCAATAGCGAATACATTGTTTTTCCATACATTTCTCATCGCACCTGGTTGATATTTTAGATTTGCTATAACATCTATTTTTTTATTAAATCTTTTTTCAGCTTCTTGGTGAGCTTGTTCTTTGCTGATAAGATCCGGATCAAAAATGTATCCGTTGCCAGATCGATGCTTGAGATTTATATTCCAAGACCAGCCATATTCCATAGCTGTAGCATTAGTGGTTACACAATAACAGGGTTCGTCCCACCAACCAATCACTTCTCTTTGAGGAAAAGTATCAGTCATATCCACTAATGGTTCTTTTAAAACTTTTCCTAATAATAATCTTGCAAATCCAGAACAATCGAAAAACCAATCACCAGTTACTTCTCTATCTCCGTCGAGTTTTAACGAAACGATATTTCCTCTTTCATCTTGTGAAGCTGAAAGAAACTCTCCTTCTATGTGATTAACACCACGTGATAATGCTGTCTTTTTAAAATATGCAGCCGAATCTCGAGATTCAAAATGCCACATAGGTATGCAAGGCAAAGAAGTTAGATCACCGCCGAAAGGAACTTTCTGCTGTCTAATAAACTCTCCTGCAAAAAACGCTTTCCATAACGGTGTATTGTTTCCTAAAAGTGTTTTTAGGTACATGTTCTTGGCGCTTTCTTGCTTCATTATGTCTGACAGTTTGCGCATAGTAAGAGCGTCTAGCGGATTTGAGCCGATGTGATCAGTCCAACCGTCGAGCCAAGGTGCAAAATCAGTCTGCATAGCATGTATAAACTCTGTACCTACACCGTTCCAGTCAGTGAACTTACCGCCCATCTTGGGAGTAGCATTTACATTTTTAATAAAATCATCGTCATCTATTTGCAAATGACGCAAGAATGTTCGATGTGTAGTGCTGCCACTTTCCCCTGCAATAATAGGAGGACGCTTAGGATCTTCTATCAACGATACGTCGCAACGTGGCCAGTTTCGTTTTATAAAAAGAGCTGTGAGCCAACCTGCGCTACCACCGCCTAAGATGATTATCTTAGAACTTGTATTGTACATTATCATTCCTTTGTTTTATCATTTCGATAGCTTCTCTATGAGTATAGAATGTAGCATTTTGATCGTGCCATTTATCACCTTCGAATAATTCCTTTTGAATAACAGTATCATATCTATTTTTCATATGTTCAGACCATTTTTTATTCAAGGATTCAGTGTCAAACATACCAAGTCCGTGCATTACCTGCATAAAGTTTAAATGTCTAAACAGGAGCATTTCACTTTGAAAATAGTGAGTATGTACACCATGCTTTTTAAAGAATGACATATTCTCCCGATTAAAATCAGTGTACTTGATATTGTTATTAACCCACTGCCAAAACTCACTGTCGTTTCTCTTTGTAAAATAATGTAGCTGTATGAAATCGACTATGTTTTCTGCTATTTCAGACATCTGCTTATTATAGATCTCTTCAGCATGTGTATCGCCTTTCACATAATAATATAAACTGGGCAAGAGTAGGAAAGTCTGTTGGATAGTGGTACCCATACTAGATGCTTCTAGTGGTTCTACAAATATCCCACTAAGCCCAGTCATTACACAGTTTTTTATCCAAAACTTTTCGACATGACCTGCACCAAACTTTATCTTTTTTCCTATTTCTATGTTGTCTGAGATTCCTAGTTGTTTATAGTGTTGGCTAACCTCATCATAGGCTTTAGTTTCGTCAATAAAACTATCACAGAAAACATAACCGTTGCCAAACCTATCCTGGGTAGGAATACGCCATACCCACCCACTGCTCAGTGCCGTAGATTCTGTATAAGAAGGAATATGTTCTTGGTATGCTGTAGGAAATGCCAGCGCAGAATTTAATGGTAGCTGATCAGTCTTATCTAGCCATTTGGCATCTAACTTGCTACCAATAATTCTTCTAAATCCTGAGCAATCAATAAAAAAATCAGCAGAATGTCTTTGACCATCGTTGCCGACGAGTTCGCTGACATATCCTTGTTCGTCTAAAACTACATCGTCAATCTTAGTATCAACTAGTTCTATTCCGCGTTCAGCGCACAGATCATGGAAATATTTGTTTAGTTTAAATGTATCAAAATGATACTGAGCTAGACTGTCATGCAATGGTTCGGAATGCATACTGTTCATGCTTTTTTTATAAACAGTGTCTAAAGGATCAAAGTTTTCAGCGATTAGCTTTTCCAGAGTATACGGAATGCCATTGAATCTACTGTGGGTTCCAAACTGCTCTGCCAGACTATGGAAATAATGCTTGCCATCTCCGTTCCAGTTTGTAAACTTGATACCTATTTTAAAAGTTGCACCGGTATTGCGCATCATATCAAACACAGATATGTCTGCCTGTTTCATGAATCTTTTCCAATGCTCGGTACTGCCTTCTCCAACGCCAATGATTCCTAGTGCAGATGATTCAATCATAGTGATTTTTAAATCAGGCCAACCGCTCTTCAGCATCAGGGCACTAATAAGACCGCTGGTTCCACCGCCTAAAATTATTAAAGATTTTATCATAGTTTATATTCCACCGTATTGCTGACCATCGCTTTGACTTTATTTACAGCTTCTCTACAGGTCAGCCAACCTTCTGTAGGTGTATTCTCGAATCTAGATAGATATTCTTCGTCGTCTTTTCTCAGGTATCCGTATCTTTTTTCGAATAGATTTTTTATACTAGCGGTGTCAAACATGCGTAGACCGTGCATGACCTGTATCCAGTTTAGGCAATCATAGATCCTAAAGTTACTCATAAGACCGTCTTCAGGTAACAGTATTTGATTAACAAAGTTTTTCTTAAAGTTTTCTAGATTTTCTTTGTGAAAATCAGTCATGGTCATTTCATTTTTGCACCAGCGCCAGAACTCTGTGTCATTGCGTTCGGTGAAATAGTGCAGTTGTATAAAATCGAGTATGTTTGACATCATATCGTCGACTGTGTGATTATATTCTTTTATGCTAGACTGATCTTCTCGGGTCCAGTTCCATAGTGCGCCTGATAATAGTTGCAGTTGTTTTATGGTCGTAGATATACTAGAAGCTTCTAACGGCTCTACAAAGTTGCTGCTAAGACCTATGCTCACGCAGTTTTTAATCCATGCACGATTGACCTTACCTGATTTAAAGTTAATCTTGCGGCCTATCTTGATGGTATCCTTGAAGTGTTTTTGTATTTCAGACACTGCTTGGTCTTCAGTAATAAAATGATCGCTGAAAACATAACCGTTACCAAAACGATCCTGCACAGGACTACGCCAATGCCAACCGCTGTTCATGGCTTTAGCGAGGGTGTAGGGGGGAATCTTTTCTTCATAGGACGTCTGGAAAGCTATAGCAGAGTTCAATGGCAGGTATTTGCTCCAGTCGATCCATTCTGCTCCTAGGTCAGATGCTATAACTCTGTTGAATCCACTGCTGTCTATGAAAAAATCAGCAGCATATCTATTACCTTGATCGTCAATCACAGACTCAACAAAGCCTTGTTGATCTAATATCGGTCCTTTGATTTCTGCATCTATGACTTTTATTCCCGAGATAGCACAACGATCTCGCAGATAGTTATTGAGTTTTTCACTGTCAAAGTGGAACTGATAATAATCTGTCAGAGGTTCTCTGACATATCCTTGCATGGGAAGATCCCAATGCAAGTTTTCGCTGGAAACTCCGTCGCCTATGAGTCTCATCATAGAGTAAGCAGCACCTGAGTATCTATTCATATTGATTAAGTACTCAGGTAGACTATGATAATAGCTGGTACCGTCACCATGCCAGTTTTCAAACTTAATGCCTACTTTTATTGTAGCTCCGCAGTGTACCATTAGATCGCCTATGGTGATTCCCACAGCCTGAGCGAATCTAGTCCAGTGTTCAGTACTGCCTTCGCCGACGCCGATAGTACCTATCTTTTTAGACTTGATAACAGTGATATCCATCTCAGGAAATGAACTCTTGAGATATAATGCCGACATGTATCCGGCGTTTCCGCCTCCTAGTACAATAATATCATTGATCATTATTTTATGTCCAAGGTGATTTTCGAATCAGTAGCAAGATTATGATTGATCCGACCACTAGGAAATGTGTTAAAACTTATAATATATCGATCGTTGCTCAGTATGTGAGGCTCGCTCATATGATACAGCCAGCTAGGAAAAACTATTAACTTTCCTGGAGTGGCCACAGACCTATACCAAGGACTAAAATCATGTCTTAGTACTTCAAGTTCTGATTCAGTCCTATGCACTTCAGGATCTTCAAAGATAGTTGCGCTGCCTTCGGTCATGTAATAGACCGCACTGAACATGCTCATAGAATGTTTATGATAGTTTTGATACATGTTGTAACCGCTGAGTGCGACGTTGAACCAACTGTTTGTTATCACTATCTTGTCGCAGTCAAATTTCTGTGCCACACGTATTTCTTCTAGGCATGCATCGAACCAATCAAACAGTTCTTTGAAATCTGCTTCTTTACGTAGATCGTATAGGATACTAATCGTGGTGGTTCTTTTTATTTCAGTGCCATTAAGCACTTTCATCTTTTCGATAAGGGCCTGATTATCGATAGATTTGTTTTCAAAAACGAAAACTTCTGTAGGAAAAAGCTGTAGTGTCTGCATTTATAGTTCAATCCAACCAGTGAGTAGATATTTTTCGCCGCTCAATGGTGGATTGCCTCTGTGTGTATGGGTGAAAGCCGCTGGCCATATGACTAGATTTCCCTGTATGCTAGGTATCCTAATGCCTTGATACAGCCATTCTGTTTCGCCACCTTGATCTACAGTGTTTAGATAGCACCCCCAGGCAGCTATTCTGCCGGCACGATCCATGTTATCAGATTCAAAATGCCATTGATGATACCCTTCTCCGGGAAGAGTTTTTTGTAGCTTTATCATGCGTATGTGAAAATGTCCAACGTCATCTAAGATACTGTAATGTGATACGTACTCGCTCCAACAGGCCCATAGTCTATCAACAAAATACTTGATATAACCTGTATTTGCTGTTAGTCTTAGACTGTTTTCCTCTAAAAGAAAACTAGCTTTATCTTTTTTCTTATGTGCTATTCCGTCTCGAAGATCTAACCTGCTGTAACTGAGATTAAGATCTGCCATTCGATTATAATGATCGATGAGAGTTTGGCATTCTTCAGCTGTCAGAACGCCCTCGAATGTAGCTATATCTTTTTCCAGTTTCATAGGTATTGTCATCGTACAGTACTATATATCTAAGCAGATTATTACAAGAGACTTATAATGAATGTAGAAAAATCAATATGGCCGCTGTTTTCAAAACCAGTTTAGGACCGGAGTAGATGTATC